TATATGGGGAAGCGTTCTAAAACATACGATTTCCTCACCATTATCTGAGAAATAATCCCGACTCATTTTATAAATAGAGCCTGACTCATGGTCGCCAACTAAATGCTCTGAATAAGCAAAAGCATGGGAATACCCACGGTCTCGCTCCTGCACACCATTATTTGTATAGGTGCGCTCATGCCACATTCCAGTCGTTATGTCATAAACCCAGGTGGTGTTAGCGCCCACAAAGTTTAACACGTAAAAACTAGACCCTTCAGCCTGATATACATATGCCCTAGCTTCACTAATATCCCCATAGCTAGCTAAAGTCTGTTCGATTGCATGGTTGGAAATACGCTCCATGTTAGCGCCCCTAGCCTTATAAACTACACCAGAGCCCTCATTGTCTTGAGATATAAAAAAAACATGATCTTTAGTTTTGGCAATTGAGAATCTCGCCGCACAGCCTACTTCAAGAAAGGCCCCTTCCATACGCTCAAAAGGAAAATCAGCATTCCCACTATTAAAAAATATCTCTGTAGTCCGCTCATTGAATACATAAAGCTGTCGTTCAAGACTGATCCCACCCACAATATCATCCGGCGACCCCTCACTTGTTGCAAAGTCTAAGGCATCAACATCGGTGCTTAAAAGAGTTGAAATCTGAAACTTATCAGCGCCTATAAATATAAAATAACCATCTTGGTAAAGAACCTGAATGAAGCTCTCTAAATCAGCATCAGCATTTGCAGCAAAAGTATCATCTGCCAAAGTTAAGTAATAAGCAAAAGAGCCATCCACTATGGCAAGCGTAGCCCCATTATCCACCATAGAGACATGACCCTCTGAGGTGTTTAAGGTGCCCAAAAGGGTGGCTGTATATGTAGAATCAATTTTATAAAGCTTTGCACCATTAACGGTATAATAAACGCCATTGGTGCCAGTCATCGATCCTCTTTGTGGAAGCCCAGCGCCAACATCGACAGCCTCCGAGTATCCAGGCCTGTCAATAAGGGCCATAACCTCGGCTTCCTTACTTTTCCCACTCTCATTAATCCTAGGATACCAGTTAACGCATCTTTGAGCGTCAACCGCTACAGAATTTAAGTGATATGAAGGACCAACAAAGCCAGGAAATCTCATTTATCAGTACCACCCAGATAAGATATCGTATTCTTTGCCCTGGTCCGCAGCGGCACCAAATGGGTCTGAATTCATCAATATGTCTTGAGTATTTCTGCGCTCAAGCAAGTCCATTGCATTTGTGTAGCCTCTGTAAATGTCAGGTGAGAGTTGCACCCCATACTCGGGAGCTAACTCAATGGCCAAACCGTATCTAAAGGCTTTTGCATATGATGGTGGAAATTCAAAAGTAGTGCTCAAAGTCAGCGCTGTAAAAGGCTTTTCAGAGTAAATCACTAAAGTTTCAGCGGCGCTAGGTACGTAATAAAGATTTAAAGTCTCTAATGGGAATGTCCCCTCAAAGTAAACAGCCTCTGGAATGGTATTCTGTAAAGTCTTTAGCTGTAGGCGTGACCATTCAGCAGCGCCTATAATATCAAGAGGATGTTCGGTACCGTCACTGAGTTTCAGCAAGACACTAATAACCCTTGAAGGCCTAGCACTATTTAAGTCGCCGCCCGTGCCGAATGTATAGCTGGCAGTTCCAGGCACCAAAGTAAGCTCATCTTTAATGCGATAATGGATCTTTTTCCCATCAGCAGACCATGAGTCCAGCATATCAAGAGCCCTAGCTAGAGCCTCATTCATATCATTAGCACTTGGCGTTTCGCCTTGAGCGTGAGTCCCTAATAGCCTAAAAGCCGATGTAATCTTATCCCTGACTGTTGCCATGTTCTAAGCCCTCTTTATGTAAACGCTTAACCCAGTTCCCAATATGCCCTTCGTGGGCTGTATATTTATTTTCCCAATGGGAAAGGGGAATCTCTGGATCAACATAGACTTTGCCACCCATGTCCCGGTATTCTTTGCAAAAATAAGTATCCTCAGACCACTCCTGCCCATCAGCAAAGACCATTTGGAAATAACAAAACTGTGGTCTCCCATGATGGCTTGTATGTCTCTCAGGATATTTTTCTTGGAACTTCTCAAATACAGACCGTGATAAAGCCAAAAACCCAGTGGGCATTGTGGCAACCTCAATCAATCCATGCTCGTTAGCCCAAAGCTCTTTGCCCGGTAACCAGCCAATAGGATAATTTTCATCATCCGTTTTATAGCGATAACAACCACCCACAAATGCTTCCGGCTGGTGAGCTATTCTTAATAAAGATCCAACGGGAAAACTAATATCTGAATCTAAGAAAACAAGACGGTCACAGTCTGAATCCATAAATAGCTTTACAAGTTGGTTCCGACCCGTAGCTGGAACGCTACAGGAAGGAAGGAAACATAGGATTAATTCATGGCCATTCTGCCCAGCTAAAAGCTGCTCTTGTAAAAGACTAGAAGCCGTTTCTAGAGGTAACTTTCCATCAAAGACAGGCATGGCCACGAATATTTTCATATTATGCAGAACCTTTAATGGCACCAAGCAAAACTAGAGAGGCACGAATGTCCTCTAATTGAGCCGCCAGTGTTGCCACTGAGTTTGCCATAAGCACACTGTTATATGTACCTGTGAGAGCCGCAAGACCTGTAGAAAGGTTAGCTGTTCCACCAGATGAATCTGTAATGGCACCTTGAATGGCCGCTGCCGCTTGGACTACTGGAGTCGCACCATAAAACCCGACCTTGTCGGTGGCCGATTTGCCAACTTCTACACCACCGCCGCTAAGCTCGTGTTGTACTTTTAAACTATCTGTAGCTGTATTCATTTTAAATCTCCTATTAAAATTAATTAGTTAAAACTCACCCGGCATCACGCCGAGTAAGTTAAATCACTGATATTATGCTGGCTGACCAGTCACACGACACGCAAACTCAGGATAGATGCATTTCCATCCGTAAAGTACATCGAGCCTAGAAATGAATCTGTGATTAACAATGTCAAAACCTCTTACGAAGCTGATTGATAATCCACTTTCTTCATCACTGGCGCGAGACGCCATGTCCATACCTTGTGGAAGCTCAAAATCAGCCATAGCCAATATGAAAGCGTCCTTATGAAAAACAAGGTTTTGCGGCGATACTACATTTGCATAATTTGTAGCGTGACCAAAAATAGTCACGATATCACCATCAGTAGGCGCACGGTTTACATTCTGGTAAGGGCCTGTTAGATAAATGGCTGGAGAGATAGGCAAAGCCGCAATCTCGTTACTACTTGAATCCGTATCAGCAGTTACAACAAACTGAGCAAGCTCACCAGTTGACTGTTTAGTCTGTGGATTCACAGCAAAAACATTTGCGATTGTAATAACATCACCAGCTTTTGCCCAACCAGTTACAGTTCCCAAAGCACCATCAAGATGTAGGGTGGCAGTTCCATTGGCTGTTACCGTAGTATCAATCGCAGGAGTTCCCTCATGATCGCCGACTGTGTGCTTAGCTACGTTTTGACTCATGCTAAACTCAGCGCCAGCGGCATATCCCATAACACCTTTTTTGTACTGCTTAGAAATCTCAGAGGAGTCTTGAAATAGACTCTTAAGACCTTCAACCATAGACGCCTCAGTGCGAGGATCAACAATGGCACAAAGCTCATCAATTGGTCCACCCAAGTTAGCAATCTTAGCTTTAGCCTGCGTAAAACCCTTAAGGTCAGAAGGCAAAGCGGACGCGCTTGGAACACCAACAGAGCTAAATACTGATTTATACACAGTAGAATACCCATTATAGTCAATGTTGTTTGCAAGGGCAGTAATGGCAGGTGTGATATAACGCTCTCTAAACATATCAACCGACAAGGTCAGATCTTTGTTAGAAAACGCCATTCCAACGTGCTTATGGCTATCAAGAGTCAGCGTGTCCGATTGATCGGCTGAATCCTGAATTTCAAGAGCGGCACCATCAGTTACAGAGTAGCGCAAAGGCTTTCTGATGTTGATAGTGTCGCCGACTTTAGCGCCACCTTTGGCAAACTGCTTGTCGTATTGACGATTTACTTTGCGACTTAAAACCAACTGATTTTTTAGTTCGCGTAGCGATTCTTTTACAATGATATCGCTTGTTAAAATTGAGTTACTCATGATTTACTCTCCGTTTAATTAAAGTTACCCCTAGCATCATTTTGT